GTTTGCTGGTTCTATGGCACGGGCACAAATGTCTAGCAGTCCAAAACCGCCACCCACAAATTATGGAACCACTGTGGGCCCAGCAGTAAAGCCACAGATGACAGCTACTCCTGCATTAAACATGCCAGCAACAAAAACAAATTTGCCAGCACCTTCCAATGTGGTGCCTATCAAGCCCGGCATGATGCCAGCCACCACTGCGGCACCGGCAGCGCAAAAACCGACAACTGCTCAACAACAGTCTGACGTAGCACAGGGATTGATAAGTTTAGGGTATAAACCAAAACAAGCTACAGCAATGGCAGCCAAAGTTCCGCCAGGAACACCTGAACAAGATGCTATAAAATTAGCACTTGCAGGTAAACTTAACGAATCCTTGACCTGGAGTCGCAGTTTTGACCCCAGTTCTACGCTATTGAAAAAAATTAGACAACTATGAAAAGCCTACGCACACTATTAGAAGGCGGCAATGTGTTCAAAGATGCCGAAGGCCAACCACTCACAGGCCGCATCAATCAAAGCGATGTGCCGGCCACTGTGGCCTGGCTTGAACAACTAACAGGTCTAGAGTTTCCCCGCGATCGTTGGCTAGGTTCAACAGGCAAAGCTGCCACATCGGGAGACATGGATCTCGCCGTGGATGTCAACGAAATCTCCAAGGATCAACTGGCACAAAAACTCATGCAGTGGATAGCCAGTCACAAACTGCCACCTGCCGAATGGATCAAAAAGGGTGGAGAAGTACACCTGCGCACACCCATACAAGGACGTCCTGAACTGGGCTATGTGCAAACAGATTTCATGTTCTTTCCCAACTTGGACTGGGGCACATTCTTCTATTCAGGTGGCGAAGATTCAGCCTACAAAGGCATGAACCGCAATGTGTTGATGAGCAGCATTGCCAAACAACTGGGACTCAAAGTGGGTGCCAATGGCATGTTCAGTCGCACCACAAATCAACTTGTGCCTGGTGGCATGGATCCTGACTACGTGGCCCAGGCCTTGTTGGGCCCACGTGCCACTCGAGAAAACTTGAAAAATGTAGAAAGCATTTTTGCTGCATTGGCCCGAGACAAGGATAAAGAAGCCAAGGTCAAAGACTTCCGTGAATACTTGAACAAGGAAGGTTTACAACAACCTGATGCCGTGACAGAAGATGCAGACACTTATTTCCTAGCACGTCTGCGTGATAGAATTGTGAACCAAGGCATGCAACCTTTGGTAGAACGTGAGGCAGTGAATCCATATCAAATTTACGAAGCCGACGAAGGCAACGTAGGCGGCAGAGCCAAGGGCATTGAGCACTTGGAAGACCTGGTGTTCCGCAAAGGCTCACGTGGCGCCACGGAAGCACTTACTATTCTTGACCAAGCCGCTGCCAGTCCTGGCACAACAACCAGTGTAAAGTGGGATGGCATACCTGCTGTGTATTTTGGACGCAAACCTGACACAGGTGAGTTTGTGCTCACCGATGGATCAGGCTTTGAAGCCAAAGGCTATGACGGACTGGCAACATCACCCCGAATGATGGCACAGATACAGAGCACACGCAAGGGTGAAAGATCTGCACTTATTCAAACTTATGCCACATTGTGGCCCATGTTAGAAGCAGCTTTGCCCACTAACTTTCGTGGCTATGTACAAGGTGACTTGTTGTACATGAACACTCCGCCGCTAGAAGCAGGCAACTATGTGTTCAAGCCCAACACTGTGCAGTATCGTATCCCTGCAAAAAGTGTTCTGGGTCAACGCATAGGCAACAGTGAAGTTGGCATTGCCATGCACACCATGTACTCAGACGCAGGAGAACCCAAACAACCGCTGCGGCGTGTGCGGTTCAACGATGTTCCTGGCCTGTTGTTGATTGAGCCCATATTTGGCAAACAAATTGAGCCTGACACTGCCATGGTCAAACAAATTAGATCATTAATTCGCAGCAAGGGTGCTGCCATTGACACCTTGTTCAATCCTGCTGAACTACGAGCCATGCAGATAACAGATTTGGCCAAACTGTGTGTAGACTACATCAACTTCAGAATCAAACAGCCCGGCGGCAGTTTTGACAACTTGTTGTCAGGCTTTGGTGAGTGGCTGCAGACCAAAGTCACACCCAAGAAATTTGCTAATATTGTGGAATACTTACAAAGCCCTTCTAGCAATACAGAGGGCATGGCAGCGGCATTTACGCTATTCTTGTTGTTGCACGAATTGAAACTGGACGTATTACGCCAGCTGGATTTGAAGGATCCCGGACACGAAGGCTGGGTCATGGCCACCCCTGCAGGCTACAGCAAAGCGGTAAATAGATTTGACTTCACAGCAAGAAATGCGGCTAGAAACAATCCGCAACAGGCGTAATTTTTACCAAAGGTATAAATAAAAGCAGGTCCACCGAGACCACTTAACTTTAAAGGAAATTTATCATGGCACAATTTACAAAAGTAAATGGAACTACACAACCAGTATTTGCACTAGACGTTGCAAACGGTAGTATCTCTGGAACAGCCAACGTTGCGGCCCAAGGCCCAGTGATGTTGTCTGGTCCACAACTGCAATTCTTCACATTGACAGCCAACGCTGCACTTACTAATGCTGGTAACGTCAACGGTTACTTGAACAATGTGTTGCAAGCAGTGCAATCAGGTGCTGGCTTGACAGTTCCTGGCAGTACCATTGCTTTCTATCAAGCAGGTGCAACAGCCGGTACTATCAACCTGGCATTGTACCCAGCTGGTGGTTACACAACTGCTCAGTTGGTTGCTGCTGCTCAAACAGCCAACGCCACAGGCGGCCTGAACATTGGTATTCCAACTGCCAACGTTGCTGCTAGTGCAACATTCACTAACCTGTAATCAGTTTAGTTTTAATGCGACCCTGGACGTAAAAAATCCAGGGTTTCTTTTTGGCGTTAAATATGCACATAATGAAAGTCTTGTGCCGCACCCTTTTTGATTGTACCTTCACTGGTGTCACAGGACATCTCCGCCCACAGCAATTGCCATTTACTACCAAAACAGGCCTGGTGATTCACACGCCTGAACAATGGAACCGTGCTCGTAATCAGCAACGCAATTGGGAGAGTTTGCTGCAAATAATGAGCCTACGAACACAACCCATGAATGTTGTACCACCTACAAAACACCAAGATGGGTGGCACTTTGAATTTGATGTAGAGGCTGAAGGTGTACTTGGCAGCGAGTTTGGCAGCGACGATCTAGCAGGACTGGTTGCAGACTGCGATGGTGTGCCCATGGTCACTGGCTTGGATGAATCTGGCATAGTCACTGCCACACTGCATGCACAAGGTCAGGATCAAAACATTTGGTTCTCCGCCATAAATATGTCATTGGAGCCTGACCATGGTTGATACCACTGATATTGAAAAGAAAAGCCTTGAAGCTCACGTTGAACTGTGTGCAGAACGTTATCGCATGCTGGAACTCAAGGTAGAAACAGTAGAAAAAGAAATTTCTGAAGTCAAAAGTATGGTCACAGATGTGCATAGTATTGTGCGTAGAATGGGCGAAAAACGCAACGATCAACTGATCGCTTGGGGGATAGGCATCATAGGTACATTGTTGGCCGTGGTGGGATGGCTCACAGCTCACTACATCAAGACACTATGACCCGTGATCAAAAACTAGAACGCTTTGCTGAGCGTGAGCTCAAACGTGTGTACACCGAACTTATCATTGATGATGAACACGGTGGCTACGTGGCATTTGGACGCTATCACCTGCGTCCCGAGTCTGCAGGATTTGCAGTGTATCACAGTGATGATCTTGTGAGCACATTCAGCAGTAAAAAGACTGCTATGTCATGGTGCGTAGCAGATCACTTGCAACAGTACAGACTAGCACAAAACATCCGCATACTAGACAACAAAAAACAAACACTGACCGCTGATATTCATTGCCGACGTGAGCAAGCGGATCGTAGCAACCGACCTGAATTCCGTGAAATGGTGCGCACCAAACTTGCACCCAAAATTGAGAACCTTACCCTGCTGAATCAAGAACTTGAAAAATGTTTAAATTCGGCTAAATATCTACAACTAAGAGGATTTGCCAAATGAAATTAACCGAACTGGCCACACCAAAAAAGAGCC